ATATAATTTATAACATGTATCTGTATAATCATCTCTAACTAATTTTACAAATGGAAATTTAAAATCTAAATCAGTATCTGCAAATAATCTATTTATATTTACATTTAATTCTGTAGATGGACTTGCTGTTAATTTTACTTTTTTAATATTAATATAATCAGGATTATATTTACCAATTAATATATTATCATCTGTTTTTATATTATTATAAGATGTATCTATTAATTGAATATATTTTTTATTATTAAAAATAATTTTACATAATTTTAAATATTCTTTTTCTATTTCTGTCTTAAATTTTTGATAATTTAATATAATTTGTTTATTTTTTATTTTAGGAAAATATTTATTTATATAACCATTAAAATATATATTTATATTATCTTTTGGCCAATTATCTGTATTGTATTTTTTATTAATATTAATATTATCTAATTCTAATAAATCAAATAAACTTATTATATTTAATTCATCATTTTTTATATCATAATCATTTAATATACTATTATATGTATCATTATTAATTACATAAATTTTATTACCACTATTATCTACAAATTTTTTATCTATTTTATTATCTTCTAATGGATTTTTAATATCCATATTATAATTTAAATTAAGTGATTTATTTTTATTATACCAACAATACAAAAAATCACCAGTAATCGCATTATTTTTATTTTTTGTATAATTATTTATAGTAAATTCTTTATTTTTATTTGCTATGCAATATATACTTAATTTATGTAATATCATAAATATTGTATCATCACTATTTAACCAATCATCTATTATATAATTAATTTGGTCCAATTTATTTATAATTGTAGTTCCATAATACTTAGTTAATAATATTTTTTCTTCATCAGATATATTTGAAAATATATCTTTTGATTTTGATAAATTTCTATTTAATTTACTTATTACATCAATTGTTTCTACATTACTCTTTAAAAAAATAAATTTATTTTCTTTATGATTTATTATATAAATTTTTTTTTGTATATAATAATCAATTATATAATTATTTTTACTCATTTATTATATAATATATATATTATAAAAATTAAAAAATATAAGGTGTATCATCTATTTTAACACCACAATACATAACTGGACTAATTCTGTAATTAATTGGATTATATAAATTAATTTCACTTGCTTTTTTTAATAAATATGCCATATTATTCCAAAATTTATTTGTATGTCCAATATCATCTGTCATTAAATGTCCTAATTCATGTACTAAAACAAACATTAATGTATTAATATCATCTATTATTTTTAATTCATCTTCAGCCTCTCTTAGACATAAACATATTTCTTCACCTTTATTTATTGAATATGCTTGTAATGATTTATTTTCTAAATTTTCAGATAAACTATCTGGTTTATAATTATCTAATAAATCTTTTATTCCTTCTCTATCTTCATCTTTTACATAACTTAATAATTGTATTACATTCTTATTTAATTGGACTAATATTTCCATACATTTTTCTTTACCAGGTAAATCTAATAAACGATATTTACGATTATCATTTGAAGATTTTAAAACTGTTACATTTTTATTTTTATTATAAATACTAACAGATCCTAAAACCCCTAATATAGTTAAGAATAATATTGTAATCTCTTTCATATAGATACTATTTATTATATTTTAATTTGAATTTTGTATTTAAAAATTTAATAATATATTAATAAATAGAATAAATGAAATCTGTTTATGAACTACAAATATTTGACATTTCGTCTGATGATATAGATAAAGTGTTTGTAATTACTATTTATGGTAAAACAACAGATAATAAAGATATTATAGTTCATATAACAGATTTTAAACCATTCTTTTATATTAAAATACCAGAATCTTGGAATTCATCTACAATTAATAACCAATTTATACCTAAATTGAAAGAGAAATCAAAAGAAATAAGATATAAACCACAAATAATTATTTCAGATATTGGATTACCACAATATTATAAAGACTTTTATGGATATAATATTAATAAAGAAAATGATATTCAACAATACAAATTTGTTAAATTAACATTCAATAATTACAGAGATTATATGAATACAAAAAAAGTAATTATTCATTGTTTTAATAATAGTGGTAATTCTAAATTATTAAATGATTGGAAAAATATATCTAAAAATAAACAATTTGAATCTAATTTATATGAAGCTAATATTCATCCTATGATTAAATTTATTCATCATAATAAAATTAATCCATCTGGATGGATTACATTAAATATAGATACAGATAAAGGAAATAATGATTTAATTGAAGATATTGATTCAATGAGTTTTAAAGCTTCTTTAGAAATAACTTGTGTCAGTAAAAATATTAAACCATTAGATAAATCAGATATTAGTAATTATATTATAGCTTCTTATGATATTGAATGTGATAGTTCTCATGGAGATTTCCCATTAGCAACTAAGGATATGAAAAAATTAGCAATGGAAATATATAATATCTATTTTGACCGAACAATAAATGATATTTACATGGATGTAGATTGGACAGAAAAATCAGAATTAATTAAAAATATAATTGATTATGCGTTTACAGGTAAAAATGAATTTACAGAAGATTTAATTGAAACACATAATGTAGAAATTAATAGAATTTATACAGAAAATAGTTTACCAACAAAAAGATCAATTAATAATTTAGAGTTAGTAAGTAAAGAATTTATAGAAAAATTAGATAATATAGAAAATCATAATAAATGTAGGGATAAATTAATTAAACAATATATTATTCCAGATTTAGATACTCTTAGAAATAAAAAAGGTAATCCAATTATTATTAAAGGTGACCCAATTATACAAATTGGAACAGTATTTTATAATTTTGGAACTGGTGAAATTAAACGAAATATTATAGTAATTAAACCAGACCACTTAAAAGAAAAAATATGTGATGATTTAGAAAATATAGAAGTAATTTGTTCTAATTCAGAAAAAGAATTATTATCAGAGTGGTGTAATGTTATTAATGAATATAATCCAGATTTTATTACAGGATATAATATTTTAGGCTTTGATTTTAATTATATTTGTGAAAGGGTAGATTATTTATTTAAAACGGAAACAGAAAAAAATCGGTTTTATAATTTTGGTAGATTAAAATATGATTGTGATAAATATAGAGAATATTATTATAAAAAATGTAAATTAGTAAAACAAAATTTATCGTCCGCTGCTTTTGGAGATAATGAATTAATATATATTAATATGGATGGTAGAATTATTTTTGATATGCAAAAAGAAATTCAAAAAGCACATAATTTAGAATCATATAAATTAGATAATGTTTCCGCCCATTTTATGAGAGGTAATTTATATACACCTCCAAATGATTACGATTTACCATATAAGAAAAAATATCCAATATTTCATTATCCGGATAAAATTATTTGGATATTATTTACAAATAATCTGGGTCATTTAAAAAATGGTGATTATATTACTATTAATATTCATAGTAATATTGGTGAATTCTTATTATTAAATGGAACTAAATTTAAGATTTTGTCATTAGATAAATCAACATATTCAAATAAAATGATACAATTAGATATTTCAGAATATAAAAATGTATTAGATGAATTAAAAAAATATAAAATTACAAAATTAGAATGGTGTTTAAATAAAGATGATGTTCCACCACAAGAAATATTTAATTTACATAAAACAGGAGGACCATCCGGTAGAGCAAAAGTAGCAAAATATTGTATTCAAGATTGTGAACTTTGTATTAATTTATTATTATTATTAGATATTATTCCCAATTTTATTGGTATGTCTTCAGTATGTTTAGTACCTTTATCATATATTTTTACAAGAGGTCAAGGTATTAAAGTTAGTTCTATTGTATTTAATGAATGTTCTAAATATAATACATTGATTCCAACATTAAAATCTAATTTTGTAAAAGATGGTGGATATGAAGGTGCTGTTGTTTTAGAACCAAATCCACCTGGTATTTATTTAGATGATCCAATAGCAGTATTAGATTATGCTTCATTGTATCCAAGCTCTATAATTGAGAATAATTTATCACATGAAACATATGTAACAAATTTAAAATATTTAGAAAAATTTAAAGAAAAATATGGAATAGATAAATTTAATGAAGAATTTAATACAATTAAGTTTATTAATTATAAGTATATTCAAAAAGGTAAATCAGCTACATTAAGTAAAGTTATTGATGAGAATGAACCTGAAAAAATATGTTATTTTAAGAATAATAAATTGGATGATAAAAAAGAAATAGTTAAAGAAAGTATGGGAATTATTCCAACAATTTGTAATCATTTATTAAATGCAAGAACACGAACTAAAAAATTATTAAAAAATGAAAAAAATGAATTTAAGAAAAAGGTTTTAGATGGTTTACAATTAGCATATAAAGTCACTTGTAATTCTGTTTATGGTCAAATTGGAGCAAGAACAAGTACAATATATTTAAAAGATATTGCTGCTTGTACAACTTCAATAGGTAGACAAAGAATTGATGATGCGAGTATTGGTGTAATTAATTGGGCAAAACATGTTGGCTATGAAAAACCGCATATTATTTATGGGGATACAGATTCTGTATTTGTTAAGTTTTCAAGAAAAGATTTAGAAGGAAATGAAATTAAAGATAAAAATGAATTATTAAAACATTGTATTCGATGTGGAATAGAAGCAGGTCATTTTATTAATAAATCATTAAAACACCCTCAAAATTTAGAATATGAAAAAACATTCTTTCCATTTATCTTATTATCAAAAAAACGATATATTGGAGATAAATATGAATGGGAATCAGATGTAGATAATAATAAATATAAACGCACTTCAATGGGAATTGTTATGAAAAGAAGGGATAATGCTCCAATAGTAAAATATGTATATGGAAATATGATAGAAAAAATTATGATAGAAAGAAATTTTGGTGAATCATTAAAATGGTTAAAAAATACTTTAGATGAAATTGCAAATGGTGAATTTGATATGAATATGTTTATTATTACAAAATCTTTAAGAGCAGATTATAAGAACCCACAATCTATCGCCCATAAAGTATTAGCTGATAGAATGGGAGAAAGGGATCCAGGAAATAAACCTAAATCAAATGATAGAATTCCATTTGTATATTCTATTATTAAAGATATAGAAAAAGTATTTGATTTGGAGAATAAATATAAGTCTGGAAAAAATAAAGGAAAATATAGAAAAAAATCTATTTTACAAGGAGATAGAGTTGAACATCCAGAGTATATTATACAGAATAAATTAGATATTGATTACTCATTTTACATAACAAATCAGGTTATGAAACCTATTTTACAATTATTAGAATTAAATGATACTTTTAATAATAGTGATGATAAATATTTATTTGATAAGTATGTTGAAAATGATGAAAAATTATATGAAAGATTTAATATGTAAAAAAAAAATATAAAGAATTATTAAAATTTTATATTTTTATTCATATTTTTTTTCTAAGTTATTATATAAAATATGGGAGGAGGATTAATGCAACTCGTAGCCTATGGCGCTCAAGATATTTACCTTACTGGTAATCCACAAATTACCTTTTTTAAAGTTGTCTACCGCAGACACACAAACTTCTCTATGGAAGAAATTGCTCAAACACCAAATGGAAGTGTAGCTTTTGGTGGTACTGCTTCATTCACTATTTCAAGAAATGGTGATTTAGTTCACAAAATGTATTTTGAATTTAGTCCTAAAAATACTTTAACCACTGTTACCACGATCGCTGAAGCGTCCGCCACCACACAGACACAACTAACAACTTACGTCGGAAATACTATTTTAAAAGAAATTGAGTGTGAAATTGGAGGTCAAAAAATTGATCGTCACTATGGACATTGGTTATCTACTTGGGCTGATTTAACTGAACGTAATCCAACTGGTGAAATCGCACAAATAGGAGCGGACGCAAACACCACCGGCTCCGCGAACAACGCATTATTATTCGAGCCTGGTATTAACGGAACGACTAAAGCCATAGGAACCGCGAGCGCTACAGGCGCGGAGGGTGGAAGACCAACCAAATATCAGAGAATGTCTTTTAATCATTTAGGTTTAGGCGTTAGCTCTAACACCGGCGCATCCGCCTTCTGCGAGGCGACGGGCAATCATAAAGCCAACATTTTGGCCGCTGGCAGCATATTACCAACGAAAGCTCAAGTTCCTTTAAGATTTTGGTTTAATCGTAATCCAGGGTTAGCATTACCTTTAATTGCTTTACAATATCATGAAGTTAAAATTAATATTAAATTCTGTGAAGCAAAAGATATATTATCACAAAGCGCCAACGGCGGTGGCATCACAGAAGCTGGAACCGGCCATGCATTAAAGGAAGGTAAATTATTTGTTCAATATATTTATTTAGATACAGATGAAAGAAGAAGATTCGCTCAAGTTTCACACGAATATTTAATTGAACAATTACAATTCCAAAATGAAACTGGTGATGGAACAACATTCACATTAAATTTTAATCATCCAGTTAAAGAAATTATATGGGGAGGCTCACCACTCCCAACCGGTACGCTTTCTGGTGATTCCGTGACCGCCGCCTCTCCACCGGTATCAGGACCAACTGTTTTATCTGCATTTAAAGCTGGTGTTGCCGGTGCAGCAAACAATACGGCTACAATGGATTTTGGCGGCCAAATCGCCTTCGCCTCGGACATGAATGGTAGTATTGATTATAATTTTTGTACACAGGGTGGAAACGCAGTAAATCCAGGAACTTGGCAATTAAAATTAAATGGACATGACAGATTTGAACCAAGACCAATTACATATTTCTCAAGACAACAAATATATGATCATCATACTGGATTTGGATGTGTTCCATCTAAAGATTCTATATTGGTCTATTCATTTGCATTAAAACCTGAAGAACATCAGCCTTCTGGAACTTGTAACTTCTCTAGAATTGATACAGCTCAGTTAATAGCTAAGGATGTTACTATTAATAGTGGTATTCATATTTATGCTGTTAATTACAATGTTTTAAGAATTATGAGTGGTATGGGAGGTTTGGCATACTCTAACTAAATTATAAGACATCTAAATTTTAATTTATTTTTAATAATATTCATTTTTTTTAAACAAAATAT